GATCACTTGATCGCGCGCGATCACTCCGACTTGCAAGTCGCGCGGCGTCGACGGCTTCGCGGCTTCGTTCGCGCGAGCGGGCGATATCTGCCCGGTGCCATCGTTGCGGACAGGCTTCGGCGCGGGAGGAACCCAATCCGGAATGACTTTCACGTCGTCACGCCTCCATCACGGCGATTTCCGTCGCCCACATGCCATCGGCCTTCGACCAATCCGCCTCGCCCGTTTCTTCCATCACGGAATACACGGTGCCGCCGATAGCGCACGGCCACGTGATCGTGAACGGCGTCATGCGATTCGCGTCGAGAAAATCGTCGACGGTTTTTTTCTGCGCGTCGGTCAACCCACGATGCACGATCATCATCGATTTGCGCGAGCGATCGTATAACCGACGAAACTTCGGCGCGCCACTGCGAGCGGTCGAGAGCAGAATCGGATCGCGCCTACGCTCGACAGATTCGAGCATGAACGGAACCGCCGGATACGCTGCCATTATCGCCCCCGTTCCTTGATGATGACGCGCTGCGCGCCCCACAGAAAAACTTCCCCGGGCCGGATCGCGTAGCGGAATCCATTCTTCGGGATCACGCGGCGCGACGGCGCGTATGCGAATTTTACCCCCTCGCCGTGCAGCTTTACTTTCACGACGTCGAGCCCGGCGTCGGCTTCCTCGACGAGATACACTCCGAGCATCACGGCGTCGTCAGGCGCGAGGCGTTCGACTTGCCAGATCGTGACGCGCACGCTCGACAGCGGGTTCGCGTTCAGGATGAACGAACCGGCAGCGCCGTTCACGTTCTGTATCGTCAGCGCGGCAGCAGGGTCGCCAGCATTTTGAACGGCGATATCTTCGGCGGCGAACGTGCCGAGCGTCGCATTGTTGATTTCGCCGATATCGCACAGTTGCAGCGTCGTCGGCGCGCGCCCTTGCTTCCGAACGGCTTCGGTTTCCAGCCGCACGAGATACCCGACGGCAGTGACTTGCGCGGCGAGTCTCGCGTCGAGTTCCGGCGTCGTCGTGCGCCCCATCGTCAGCCCCCGTTCGTCGATCCCGTGTCGACGTCGACGACGACGCGGACAGGGGTTTGCGCTGCGGCGAGGTTCGTATTCGCGGCGTCGCGGTTCGTGGCGGCAGTCGTCGCGGCATCGGCGAACAGCACGTCGAGCCGGTCGGCGATCGTCGTCATCACGCCTTCCGCGTCTTCGATCACGACGTCGCGAAGCGCTTGCATCTTTTCGGCGACGAGCGCGTCGACTTCGGAAATTCGTTCGAGATACGCATCGCCGAGCGCGGATTGCTGCCCTTCGTCGAGCATGCCCCACGCTTCGTTGATGTTCGAATTGATCTGTTCCGCGAGGCGTTGAATCGTCGCGGGATCGGTTTCCGTCATCAACTGTTCGTAGAGCGCGTCAGTCTGCGACTGCAACCGCTCGTAGAGTTGTTCCGGATTCAGGAGGTCGCGCGTGATCGACTCGGCGGTCGCGGCGAACGAATCGTGGATCGCCTTCGACGCGGCATCGATCGCCTGAACCATCGCGACGGTCGACTGCCTGAACGCATCCATGCCCGACGTCAGCGTCGCCATCGATTCGGCGGAAACGTCCATGCCGTTCACGTATTCGGTGAGCGCGGCGAGCCCGGACTGATACGCTTCCATCGCGGTCTGCGGCGCAGCGGCGTCGATCATTTCGGCGATCGACTGCCCGCCGTTCGTCGCGGCGAGATACGATTCGACGACGGACAAGATATCTTCGACCGGGCCTTCGAATCCCTCGACGAACGCGCCGAGCCCTTCATTGATCGCGCCCGCGATCACTTCGAGCCGATCCTTCGTGATGTTCCCGAAGTTCGTCGCTTCGTGTTCCATCCCGAGTTCGTATTGCGCGGAGAATGCCGCGAGCCGATCCGTCGCGCGACCGATCTGATCTTCGGTCATCAGGTTCGCGAGCCCTTCGTCCATCTGCGCCATTTGCGCGAGGAACGCGCGAACCGTGTCGCCCTGCTCGGCTTCGCTTCCCCACGCCACATTGGAGAAACCGAATTCGCCGAACGCGCCCGACGTGCGCCACGATTCATTCGCCATGCTGCCACCGCCGAACGTCGCGGTGCGCATCGCGTCGGGATCGTCAAACACGCCGCCTTTCCCGAACAGGAGATTCCCGATCCCGAACGCCGCGCCGAGATACGGGACGGCAGTCCCGATCCCGCCGAGGATGCTTTCGATTCCGCCAGCCATCATGCCTTCGGCCCATGACGTGATTCCGCCGAAGTCGCCGCTGAGGAACGAACCGACTCCCGACAGCATATCGCCGAACCAGCCGCCGCCACCCGACAGCGATCCGAGTTGATTCGACGCCATTTGCCCGAGTCCGCCCGGCATCATCGCGAGGATGTTCAGAATGAGCGGTTTCGCGAACGATTGATACACAAGGTCGACGAGAGTGCGCTTGAACGATGCCGCCATCGTGTCGAGCATCGATTCCCATCCGCCTTCGGTATGGTCGAATATCGCGTCAAATGCTTGACGCCCGGCGTCTTCGACCCCCTTGAACAGCCCGCCCCACTGCGCTTCCAATTCCTTGTTCCGGCGATCGCCGACGGTGCGGTAATACTGTTGCGTCGCGGCGTCGGCTTCCGCCTGAATCCGTTGCTCCGCTTCCATCGCGGACATGCGAATCCTGAAAATTTCTTCGGCGGCTTTTTCTTCGGCGGTGACGCGATCGGCGATCGCCTTCGCCGAGGCTTCCGCCATTTTCTTTTCGCCTTCGATCTGTTCGTCGATCGACTTGACCCACGCTGCCGACTGGCGCTTCCATTCGTCGGCGGCTTTCTTCGCGGCATCGCCCGACTTCGAAACTGCGGCAGTGAGCGCATCCGTCGGCGGCTTGCCATCCTTCGCCGCCTTCGTGAATTGATTCAGCGGATCGACGAGCGCGGCGACGCGCTTTTCGAAGTCAGCCGACGAGTCGGCCATCGATTGCATGGTCGACGAAAATTCCGCCTTCGCGCCTTCGACGTCGCCAGCCTTCAAGCGCTCGAAGATTCGATACGCCCCGACGATCATCGTGACGAGGTTCGAGAACGTCGTCAGCACGGCATCGATCGCGATCACGATGCCCTTGAACGCGTTCATTATCACGGTCCCGACGCCCGCGAGCGCGCCGCCGGATTCCGTCGCCTTGTTCCATTGCTCGACGAGCGTGACGAAATACGGGATCAACTGTTGCCCGACGACTGCGGCCATGCTGCGCGCGTTCGTCGTGGCGATCGCCTGTTGTTCCTCAAGCGCCCCGGCGATCGGCGCGAGGCGCGCCATTTCATCGCCATACGCTTTCGTCGCGGCCTTCATTTCGTCGGTCGCTTTCGCTTGCGCGTTCAGCGTCGGGATCAATTCCGCGCCCGACTTTCCGAACAGCACTTGCGCAGCCGCCGACTTGATCGCGCCGTCTTCCATTTCGCCGAGCGCTTGCGCGGCTTCCTGAAAAAGTTGCTCCGACGTTTTCAGCGTGCCGTCGGTGTTTTTCAATTCGATGTTCAGCGCGGCGAACACTTGCCCGGGTTGCGACGACGGATCGCCGAGCGCTTCGGCGGTCGCCTTGTTGAATTTCCCCATCGCGGACGCGACGGCTTCGATCGACGTGCCCGAGGTCTGCGCGTAGACGGACATACTCGCCATGAATTCGAGCGACGTGCCCGCCTTCTGCGAGAGTTCGTCGAACGTGTCCGCGAGCTTTTGCGTTTCGTCGACGAAACTCACCATGCGATCGACGGCGAGCCCGGCGATAAATCCTGCCGCCATCGTCTTGAGCGAATTGCCGATCTTGTCGGTGATCGCGCCGAATTTCTTCTCGATGTTTTCCGAGAATTTCTGCGCGTCATACTCGGCCTTCGTGAGCCCGGAGGACCATTGCAGAGTTTCAAGCAACAGATCGACGGAGAGTTTCCCGAGCGTGCCGGTCGCTGCCATCGTCACCCCTTCCGAATTTTCACGCGCCGCATCTTGATCGGCCCGAGCCCCGCTTCGAACGCGTTACGGATTATCGCGCTTTGCGCCGTCTTCGTCACGCGCGCTTCGTCCGCCCTTCGCTGCGACGCCACGATCGGCATGAAGTCGATCGGCTTCGCGTTTTTCTTCCCGCCCATCGTGCGAGCGATAAGCGCTGCCACGATGCCCGATCGCAGATCGGCTCGCGTATCGCCGAACGGTTCGTCGGCGTAGAACGCGAGCCATCCACGGAATTCCGCAAACGGCATCGCGTCGATTTCGGCGAGTGTCTTGCCGAGCGCGAGCGCGAGCCGAAAGCGGAATCGTTCATCGGGCGTCAGGCGTTTTTTTCGTCGCCCCCCAACTTGTTCACGGTGTTCCCGGCGGTGAGCAGTTCGGCGGCGAGCGCGACCGGGAACCCCATGAGCGCGGCGACGTCTTCCGGCTTCGCGAGGTCGAACAGCGGCACGCCCTTGTCATCGCCGATGAACCGCGCGAGCAGTCGCACGGTCGCCGGGATCGGCACTTCGCCATCCTTCGGCGCGACGCGCGAGTCGCGCTGCATCGCGTCGACTTCGCCGAGCGTCATGCGGCGGATGTAGACGGTGCCGATTTCCTTCGTGGGGTGTTCGACGGGTTGCGTCGTGAATTGCAGGATGCGGGCTTTCAAGTCCATTGGCGTGATTTTCCTATGCGCGGGATTTATTTAAGCCCCCTCCAAGACGCGCGCATCGCCCGGGTAAGGGGTAGGGTAGGGTCCGGCACATTCGATCGCCCGGGAGCCTCTAAAGCCCCCGGGCGTCAAATGTTTTACGGCGCGTGCACTACGGGGTGACTTCGACTTCCATCGGCTCGCCGGTCACGCGCAGCGTGATCGAACCCGCGACCGCCTGATCGACGCCGCCGCTGATCGAAAACTGCCGCACGAACGCGTCGAAGACGATTTCGAATTGCTTGCCGTTTTCGCCGGGCGGGAGCAGCAGGGAAAACGCGCGCTTCTCGCGCAGCCCCTTCGCCTCCTTGCACTCGACTTGGAACGCGTCGTCGGGCACGTAGTTGAGTTCCATCTGGAATTGCCCGAAGTCCTGCAACCCCATGAGGAATTCGCGCGCCGTCGAGCAGAGCGTCGTCACGTCGATTTCGTTCGCTTGCCCGTCGAGCCCGCTGAACGTCTTCACTTCGCAGCCCGCGACCATCGTGAGCGCTTCCGCCTCGCCCGTCGTGCCAGCGGTCGCGAACCCGCTCGTGTCAATGTTGACGGTGAACGAAGCGCCCGCCGTCGCCGCCGTCACCATGCCGAGCATCCCGGCGATTTCCGGCATGCCCGCGACTTCGCCGAAGCGCACGAGGTCGCCGACGGCGACGGTCGCGAGCAGGGACGACACGACGGCGGCGCTCGCCTTCGTGATCGCGGTGATATCGCTGATCGCGACGGGCGTGCCGCCTTCGATCGCGAGGATGGAACCTTGTGCGTTGATCGCTTTCGTCGTCATTGCTTCCCCCATTGGGTTGACTGCGGTTGGAAAATGCTACGGCCCTTCTTGTTCGGCGACACGGTATAGCAGCATGCGGCGGAACAACTTCGGTTCGTCTTCGAACCCGTCCATTTCACCCGTCAGGATACACGCGAGCGGGAACGCTTGCATCGCCTCGACGACGGATTCGCGCAGCCCGCGCACCGTCGAAAAATCCTGCGAATAGATATCGATCTGCAACGTCGAGCGCACGAGTTTCGACGAACCGCACGTCGAGTTTTCCGGCACGGCACTCGTCGTCGCGTAGCGGATGCACGGGAACGTCGCCGACTGCGGCACGACGACAGGGTGCACGCGGTTCGCCACGATCGGCCCGAGCGCGTTGAACACGTATTCTTCGAGTTTGCGCACGCTATCCCCTTCCGAGCGAAGACATACTCGCGCCCTTGCCGCCGTTCCCGTATTTCCGTTGCGCGCGCACTGCCGCGTCATACACGGCGCGCCACGCTTGCGTGATGACGTCTTGCGGCGCGGTCGCCTGATACTGTTGCCACGCCGCCGAGAGCATCGGCTTCGGCGCGGTGTTGTAGTAGCCGAATTCGTGGAACCACCAGTAGAACGGATCGTCGCCCGCTTTCTTCTGCGCCGACGAACGGAATCCGCCAGCGCGCACGCCGACGGTGTATCCGCGCTTCATGCCGTCGGTGATTTTCTTCCGCGCGAATCCGCGCATCAGCGCGCCGCTGCGCGGCGTGAACAGCGCGACGGCGCGTTGCGTCGCGAGGTCGACGAGGACGTCAGCCGACTTGATCGTCGCGCGATACGATATCGAATCGATCGTCGCCACGCTGCGCAATTCGCGCAGCTTCGATTTCAATTCCTGCATGCCGATGACTTTAGCGCCCATCGGAATTCCCGATCGCCGTCTTCGCGAGCAGTTCGACGAGCGCTTTCGATTGATGCACCTGAACCGACGTGATGTTGTAGAACGTGCCCGACGCCGGGTCGGTGATCCGCCAGCGCGCCGACGGCACGAGCGTCGGCATGTATCGGATCGTGATCCGCACGTCGACGGAATCTTTCGTGAGGCTCGCCGCCAGCCATTCGCGCCCCGAGAGCGGTTCGATCATGGCAAAGATTTTCCAGCCAGGGGACCAGTTGATGACTTCGCCGCCCGCGTCATCCTTCGTGATGATCGGTTGCGCGAGGTAGACGGGCACGCGCAGATCGCCGGATCGCAGTCGCGAGCGCATGCGTCACACTCCCGCGTTCACGCGATGCGGCGCGAGCAGCGCGATCGCGGCTTCGTTCATCGCGACGATCGTGCCGACGATGTTCGCCTCGCGGTTTTCGTAAAGGTCGCCGAGATACAGCATCGCGGCTTGCACGACGGCGCGCGGCACGTCGCCCGTCGGCGCGGCGACGTAGACGAATTTCGCGCAGTCTCCGCGCGAAACCATATCGGCGGGCCACGAGTCGACGCCGAGCCATTGCGAACCGCCGATCGACGTCGTGACGCGGAACGTGTTCGCGGGCACGTCGACTTCCGCCGATCCGTTTTGATACTTGAACGAAGTGACGGTCTTCGCCGTGATGATCGGGAGCCGATACGCTTCCGGCAGCGCGATCGTCGCCGCGCTGAATTGCATCGTGACGTTGCGTTCGGTGAACGCGCGCCCGCACCATTCCTCGCAGCGCTCGACGGCAGCACCGAGCATTGATTCGATCTGCGCGTCGTCTTCGGAGTGCGTCACGCGAAGATGCGCCTTCGCATCGTCGAGCGTGAACGTCGAATCAGGGATCGGCATTTCGGTTCCTCAAAGTGAAAGCGCCGCCGTTCGGTTCGTCGAACGGCGGCGCGTGTTGCACTACGTCGCCGACGACGGCTAGTAGAGCGAGCCCTTCCGGAACGCCGACAGCGCGTAGATCGCGAGGACCGCGCGCATTTCGGCGAGCAGCGTCACGAGGTTCCGCGTGAAGTCGTCATTCTGGAAACCGGCTTGCACGGTCGCGCCTTCGCGTTCGAGCAGTTGCGCGCCAGCGGCGAACGCGCCGACGAGGTATTTCCCCTGCGGCACTTCCGGCGACGCGACGACGGTCTTGCCCCACATGGGCGCGGTGTTCGTGTTGCCGCCCGGGTTGAAGTAGACGTAGTGCCCGTCTTCGCCCTTCACGATCTGCATGAACGCCCAGTCGAGCGGATGCAGCCCGACGGTATCCACGAGCCAGCCGGACGCCTCGACGACGCCGATGCCCTTGCGCACGGTGTCGAACGCGTTGTCGCCCGCGATGACCGCGCCGGAATCGCTCGCGCCCGTGTAGACGCCGAGCATGTTCGTCGTGAGCCCGTCGCCCCGGATCGTCTGGTATTCCAGCTTGCGCGCGAGCCCGTAGAGCAGTCGCCCGTCGAGATACGAGCGCAGCGCGGCGGCGTCCGAGAGGATTTGCTTCGACGCCGAGAGCCAGTGCGCGATCGTGCGCGGCGATGCCGTCTTGAGTTCGAACGTGTTCGTGACTTCCGGCTTCGGTTGCCCTTCCGCCGTCGGCGGGACGGTCGCGTCATACGCGGCGCTCGTGTCCTGCACGTATTCGAACACGCCGCCGGTCATCTGCCCCGGCATGAACCGCGTGAACAGCCATTGCGTCCAGTCCGGGCCGGTCGGCATGATGCCGGGCGCGCGCGTCTTGTCGGGCACGCCCGTCGCGCCGGTCAGGATCGACTTGAGGATGAAGCCCGCGTCGGCCTTCACCATCGCCCCGGCGTTCGAGAAGTCCGCCGCCTTGAACACGCTCGACTCGACGAGCGCTTCGCCGATCGACTTCGCGACGGTGATGCCGCGCGCGCGGTCGGGGTTCAGGAGTTCGGCGACGGATTTCAGCACGCCGTTCAGTTCCTCGCGCGTCGTCTTGCCTTCGGTCGCGATGCCTTCGACGCGCTTCACGAGCGCATCGTAGTTGCCGAGGATTTCTTTCGCGCGCTCGTCGCCCGACTTCGCGAGGTCCGCGATCGCCGTTTGCGCCGACTGCACTGCCTTGAGAAGTTCGTCCATGTTCATTTCCCTTCGCGCATCTTGCGCAGAATTTCGTTGAATTCGGCGACGGCATTCTGCACCTTCGCCCGTTCCTCGAACACGCGCAGCGCATCACGCACGAACGCGGGTTTCGCTTTGCTCACGAACGTCCGCGCCGCCTCCGGAGAGAACCCCGCATCGCGCAGGATTTCTTCGACGTCGGCGAGCCGTTCGCAATCCCTGAATTCTTCCAGCGACTTGATCGTGCCAGCCATGATGCGGGCCTTCGAGTTCGCCGGGAACGTCACGACGGAAACTTCCATGAGGTCGACGCGCTTGATCGTGCGCGTGTTCGTCGCTTCGTCGTAGACGGCATCCTTCGGTCCCATCTTCCCGCGAATCGAAAGCCCCGTGACCGCGCCGTGTTTCATCAGCGCGTGCACGTCATTCGCGAGCGTGACGCCGGGCGTGAGTTCGCCTTCGACGACGAGCCCTTTCGCGTCTTCCTCGACGGGGGTGATCTTCCCGATCACGCCTTCGAAGTGATTGAACATCATCGGCATCGTCTTGCCGATCGACGACTTGAACGCGCCGGGCGCGATCACGTCGCCTTGCGAATCACGGTTGTTGAAAACCGAACCGTATCCCTTGAACGTGCCCGCCGATCCTTCGGCGAATTTCACGAGGTCGATACCCGCGCCGCTGAAAAATTCCATCGCCGCCCCCTTACACGATATCGCCGATGACGAACGCCGCGAGGTCCGGCGTCGTCCACACGCCGCGCGCCTCGCCGAGAACCGTGCGCATGTTGTCGATGAAGTCGGTGCCTTCCATGCCGACGATCATTTCGAACGCCTCGCGCGCGGTGAACAGCGATTGCGACGCGAACGGGCCGCACGCGAATTCGTTCGGCGCGAGCCCGTAGGACAGCGCGACGTTCATGCCGAGGAACCTTTCGCCCGTGTTCGCGCTCCACGCGTCGGCCTTCGCCATTTCGAGGAACGTCGACGGCGCGAGCGCGATCGTGTCGGGGTGCACGTTCGTCGCGGTCGCCGTGATGTTGATCGCATCGATGATCGCGTCGATCCCGGTCTTCGTCCCGGCATAGACGTTCGTGATCTGCCCGATGATGTTCGCGTCGAGCGCGAGCGCCGCCTTCCGGCGCAGCACGTCTTCGAGGAACGCGGGGAGGTCCGCCGTGTCTTTCAGCATGTTCGCCGACGCCTTCACGAACCCGGCGAACGTGATGAACGGCGCGGGGTCTTCGGTGATTTCGAGCGTCGTGTCTTCCGGCTTCGCCGCGCCTTCCGCGACTTCGTCCGCGAGTTCGCCGCCATAGTTCGACGAACGATACCCGAGCGCGCCGCCTTCGTTCACGACTTCGATCGGGATATAGGCGTCGAGCAGCGGGAGCAGTGCGAACGGGCGGGCGATCATCGCGCGCTGCACGCGCGTCGGCCCGTTCGTGATCGTGTCATTCGTGATCGCCTTCGCGATGATGCGATCGACGGTGCGCAGATCGGCTCGTTTCATTGTGCGGTCCCTCCGGAGGATTGGCTATTCTCGCCGAGTTTCGCGAGCGGGGTCAAATTCACCTGCACGGTGAGAGCGTCGGCATTCTCGTCGGTGACGCCCGCGCGCCCTTCGGCGCGTCGCGCTTCGTTGCGCGTCATCACGCCATTCTGAACCATCGACGAAATGTATTCGCTGCGCGCCTTCGAGTCCGCGCGCATGAGCGGAGTCAGATCGAATTCGATTTCGACCACGTCGCGTTCAGCATCCGAGAGCAGCGCGCGTTCCAGCGCTTGTTCGACGCGTTCGAGATACGGCGTCAGCGTGTAGGTCAGAAACGCGAGATTCATTTGCTCCAATCCGGAACCCCACGTCGACGCCTGTCCGGATTGATTGACCATGTGCGACGGCACGCGGAACACGCGCGCGATATCGTCGACCGAGAATTTCCGTTGTTCCATCATCTGCGCTTCTTCCGGCGTGATGGAAATTTTTTCGTATTTCATCCCGGCTTCGAGGACGAACAATTTCGTGTTCGCTTCTTCGAGGTCTTTGAAATTCTGCCGCACCGCCTCGCGCTGATCCGGCTTCAACACGCGATCGACCATGAGCGTGCCGCCCGGCTTGTTCCCGGCTTGCGCGAGCTTCGTCGCGTTTTCCTGCAACGCCCACGCGTTTTCGATCGCGCGCGACGCGTAGCCGAGCGGCGACAATCCCTTGAGCCCGTTGCCGAACAGCTTCACGTGCACGACGTCAGCGGCGGCGTAAACGATTTGACGCCCCTCCGGGTTTCGATACACGTAGCGAATCCCGCGCTCGTCGGCGATCACGTCGACTTGCGACGCGGCGAGCGGATACAGCGCGACGACGCGATCGCCCACGCGCGCCTTTAGCGCGTATGCGTTGCCGTCGAGCAGGAGATTCAGGATTAGTTGCTCGAAGAATTCGAGCGGGGTTTGCAGCGGGTTCGGTGCGACGGTGAGCAGCGGCACGATCCAGTGATCGCGCGTGCGCATGCGGTATCGATCATCGCCGACTCGCCGGAACACTACGGCGTCGAGCGCGCCGACGCATTCCGTTATCAGGCGAACGCACGCGAAGACGGTCGTCACCTGCATTGACTTGACGCCAACCGGATCGGTTGCCGTCGGGGAGTTCGCTTGCGAGCCCCGCAACTGTTGGAGCCCCGATCCGAACCATGCCGTGACGTTCGCGAAAAACTGCATGAGCCACGAATTCGGTTGCGACACTTTCACTTCGCCCGCCATGCTATCCCCCGATCACGAGTGGCGCGCACACGAATTGATCGAACCCGTCTTCGCTCGACACGCCGCGCGCGGCAACGGCGAGTGCCATCGCGAGCGCGACGATACCGTCGATTCTGCCATAGGATTTCGCTTTCGTAAATTTGCGGTTCCCGGCGGCGTCTTTTTCCAGAGCGCAATTCCCGGCGTTCCATCGCAAGACAGGATGCCCGCCGTGCAGTATGCGCTTATTCAACATCGTTTCTTCGAGGACGTCCACAGCGGGGGCCATATCCTTGAAGCCTTGCCCGAAGCCGATGAACCGTTCGTCGTCGAGCGACACGCCCGCGTCGACCAGTTCACGCTTGAAGGATTCGAACCGCCAGCGGTCGAACGCGATCGCCTCGACGTGCAGTTCGTGAATCATCGGCGCGATGTATTCCGCCATGTAGCGGTAATCAATCGCCGGTCCCGGCACCGCGACCAGTTGCCCCGTCTTCGACCAATCGTAATACGGCACGCGGTCACGCTTCCCGCGCTCGTCGAGCGTGTCGCGCGGCGTGAAGAATACCGGACGCACCGCGAACATCGGCACGCCGTCGCGCTGAATCTCGAACAGGAACACGACGGCAGTGAGGTCGAGCCGTTGCGACAGGTCTATCCCGATCCAGCACGGCGCGCCGTCGATTTCCTCCGCAGTCGCGATGCCGTTGCACGCGTCCCACACGTTCGGCGAAATGAACGCGCCGACTTCGGCCACGCGCTGATTTAGATACAGATTCCGGAACGTGCGTTCAGCCGACGGGATCGCCTTCGCGCGCGACGCGAATTCGCGCATTTCCTTGAGCGATCGGAACGTGCCTAGCGCGGGATTCGCAAGATACCAATTCGCTTCGTCCCACGGGTCCGCGTCTTGCGGCACGCTGTATTCGATCAACCTGAACGCGGGGTCGAGCGCGCCTTCGCCGCGACCGTAGTCGATCAACTGCGACAGGATCGCTTCATCGTTCGCGGCTTGCGTCGATATCACGATCATCAGCGCTTCCGTCTGCGCGCCCATGCTCGTCTGCAACACGTCGAACAATTCGCGGTCAGCGCCAAACTGCGCGAGTTCGTCGAAGATCACGAGCGACGGATTCATGCCGTGTTTCGATCGCGCCTCCGCGCTGATCGCGTGATAGGTCGAGAGAATCATCGGGGCCGATAGCAGCTTCGGCGTCGGGTGAATCGTGATGATCCGCGACAGTTCCGCATCCGCCGCGACCATCGATCGCGCCGCGCGGAAAATGATCGAAGCCTGTTCGCGGTCGAACGCCGCCGAATAAATCTGCCGGTTCCATCCGCACAAGGGTCCGACAAGATGCGCGAGCAGCAGCGCCGCGATAAGCGACGTCTTCCCATTCTTGCGCGCGATCGTGATGATCGCTTGCTTCACGGCCATCAGATCATCGTCGTCGCTCGCGTCATAGATTTCGAGTATGTCTTCGATCTGCCAATCTTCGAGCGTGAACGGTTGCCCCGACGTCGGCCCGTCCGGAATCTTGAGCGATTGCACGAAGGCGACGACTTGTTCGCCGCGCGTGCCGGTCGAAAAATCGAACGGCACCTGTTCGCCGCGCGCCGCGACGACGGCATGGAACCGCGCGAAGCGCGCGCCCGGAATCGCTTCGAGGATCACGCGCGCGGCTTCCGGTGCCTGTATCGCATTGTGCCCGACGTGATTCGCGACAGGCGGCAGCACGATCGAATTGATAAGGCGCGCGTCTAGCCTCGCGATATCGGCTTCGATCTTCGCCACGAGCGCGACGGCGGTCGCCTTCGCGTCGTCGCCCTCGGCCCGGCTCGCCGCCTTGCGCGCCTTGCGCAGCGCGAGATTCTTACCGGCGAGTTCGATTAGCACGGGCACGCGCCCGGCAGGGACCGGGTAGCGCGTGCACACGCGGTCATATTCGGCGCGCATCGCCTTCGTGCGCACCGTGCCGGGTGGCGGCTCGTGCACCGTCCCATGCCCGAGCATTTCGATTCTGCGCGCGCGGCGCGCTTCGTTCGTGTCCGCCGACGTGCGCGACGGCTCGACGTTTCTCGGCCTTCCCGGGCGCGGCATGCTAATCCCGCCCCGTATCGGTGCGCGGCCCGAAAAGGATCAATGCGGAATTTCCCCCCTCATGGCGCGGCGGTTTCCGAGAGTCATCGCATTTT